AAAATCTACTCTTCCATCTATATCTGAAATTGAATCAAATAAATCTGATGGGAAAAATGCTTCGGTAAGAAAATGACGTTTTAGATCCAAACTAAATACACCACCTAAATCTAGGAAAGACACACCTGCTGCACCTCCAAATTCATAATTACCTAATGGAGCTATTCCTCCGACATCATCTAATGAACCAACAGCATCAAGATTAGTAATACTATCGAATTGTCCTACACCAGTTAAATTTAAAGAATCTGTTGTCGCATCAAAAGCAACATTAGTTTTTATTCCTTGAAACTTAGGAACATCCAGGTCTTCTCTTCTTGTTAAAGCTATTAAAGGTGCAAGATTGTCAGGTAAATCTATGACAACACTTGCTTCTCCTGCACTGAATCTACCTCCATCATCTTGAAATTTAAGAATATACTCACCTTCTAAATATGGAACATCTGCTATTGTGGTGTTCCCAGCTAATGCTTCAACAAGATCAGTAGCGTTAGAAAATGTTCCTGTTCCATCAGTTTTTGTAGAGTGTCTTACATAAACTCGACCACCATGAATAACATCTAAATCTGAAGATAAGTTCCAACGTAATCTTACTGTCTTACCACTTATAGGTTCTGCTGTTAGACCCGTCAGATCGGAAGGAATAGCAGTTTTTCCTACCGCAGTATATGTAAAACTTGTTGGTTCTGATGAAGCCTCAAGTCCTGCATTTATACTAAATAATTCAAATTCATATATACCTGCTAACGAATCTAAAATTTGAAATTCAGGAGTCGTTGCTGTTATTGTTTCAAGATTACCATTGTCTAATTTAAAGCGTAATAAGTATTGAATTGCCCTTGGAACGGAATTGAAAGTTATACTTAACCTAGTTCTTGCTCTATTGCCCTCTACAAAAAATTCCTCTGTAACAATAGGGGCTGAAGGAGCATCAACAAGTTCATTTAAGAGTGTTACGTTGCGAACAGGTAATGGCGATCCATCTTCTATAAATGCAAATTTTCCTGAATTATAAATCGTTCCAACTATCGCATATCTATCTTTGTCCTCAGTTACGCTTACAACTCTCCATTGAGTAGTTTGCAAAGTTGTATTTTCTAGTATCCAAACACTGTTCTTATTAGGAGCAGAACTAAAACTGGTTGCAGTAGTTCCATCAGATCTTGTTACCGAATCAACTGTTATTACTGCACCAACTATTGAAAATACACTCCCTTTTTCTACTGTTCCATCAGGTAAAACAACACTAACAGTCGCATTATTAGTACTGTCTAAATCAGTTTTTGCCGTATCGTCTACTGTAATACTTGTAGTCGTAGCAGAACTAATCCTTCCGCCTCTTCTTACTCCTGCTCTAACTGGATCGCTAACTTCTATAACATGACCAGGTCTAACAACTACACCCTCTGATATTCCAGTAGAAAAACTAATAGTTTCAGTAGAGTTTTGCTCTTCAAATAGAATAAATCTTCCTAATCTTCGTGCCTGATTTCTTGAAGTACAGCCAAATCCTGTTACTTTCTTTTGGATAATTCCGTACTTATTCTTAGCAGCAGTATCTTCTACTGTTTCAAGACTTGATTCTTGATTAACCATGTCAAAATAAGATACAGATATAACTGTTGATCTTGTTTTCAGACTTGTTCCAGAATAAAGAAATCCTTCGGCAGTTACATTAGAAAGATTAAATAAATAATTAGCATCTGTAGGTCTATCTTGAGTAAGGGTAAGAGATCCAGCACTCCAAAATGTCATCCCTCTCATTACAGAACTGAGAGCCATAACTGTGTTAAAAGCGTCTTGTCGTGTTTGAAGAACTACATTACAACTAAATCTAGGCTCTTGACCTCCTTCTCCATCATCAACTAACTCAGAAGAATAAACAGAAGCACTATAAAAAGCATCTTTATCAAGTTGATCTTCAGTAATATGGTCCCCTAATCCAAATCGATTTTCTGTAAGTAAGTTAAAGAGTATCCACGAAGGATCTGAGCACCAATGCTTTGTGGTGGTAAGAGTTCCATTAAACGTTCCACTATAAGTTAATCTCCCATTTGTTTGATCTACGGTTGCGTTATGTGGGATTTTAATTTTTACACCACGAATCCTATACATCCGTGTTGGGATAGTAGAAAACTGTTCAGCATCAAAACGTAAATAGAGATGAGCTATATCTGGATAAGGTCTTTGCTCATCTATTATTTTTGTCAAAGATGACCATGAAAAAGTATCTGTTATCTTGTCATCAGTAGTATCACCAGAAGCCCGTCCAACAGTTACTTGGATTGGAAAAGATGTATTATCTTTAATTGTGATTAAGTAGTCTCTGCTATATGAACTTCTTGTCTTACCACTAACGGTAAATGTTGATCGACTCATGTTAAGAAGTCCGAAAAGCCCTCCTTGAAAAGAGACTGTTTCATTACTTGTATCTTTATCGAAGCGAGTTACAGTTCCATCATTTTCCGTAATTAATATAAACAGATCAACAGAAGTTCCTATATTTTTTCCGTCTTTTTCATTTATTTTAATTAGTGCATCAAAACTAACCGTAACTCTAATCGCATCAATATTAGACTCAGTTATTGTTCTTGTTACAGGTGACGCATTGGTTACTTTTACCCCTACACCTTCTTCACTTTCAATATCACTAATGGCTTTTATAAAAGTTTGATTTGACGTTCCAAAACGAGGTTCAAATTTAATTCCTTTGAAATTAAAGTCGGAGTCTAATATATTACTAGCGTTTGCACTTGGTTTTACAATCGGAGTAGACCCTAAAAATATATCTTTTAAAGCTGCTTTGTTATATGCAGCAGTTCCTCTTGTTAATCCTGCGGCTGATGGGAATCCTTCAATTTCTCCTTCGCTCGTAACTTCAATAAGATTTATTGCTTGTTTACTTTGCAAAGAACCTAAAACCTGTACTGCTGTACCCCCACCTCCACCAAACCACTTAAAAGGGTTTAGTTGAATTTCTTTTCGTCCTGCTCCAGGATGTATTTCAGCAATTTTAAACATAATTATCCTGAGAAATCGTCTGTATCAATACCTGCTGATACCACGAGTGATCCACAAAAAATTTCTCCATAGACAACAGGTATTGGAACACCAGACCTTACTGTATTTATAATTCCATTAAACGTAAAACTGGTTGGATCATCAGAACTCGAACTAGGAGTTGGTGTAGGACTTATCATTTCTGCTGCACCCGATAGTGCAAGGTAAATACCAAGATTACCTGCAGCTGCTGCTAACGCACCTCCACCAGTAGTACCAAAAAATATACTACCTTTAGCACTTCCTAAACCTAATCCAGCGGCAGGAGCAGCAATCGCAACACCTATAAGAATCGCTCCAAGTAAAAACTTACCCACGCCTCTTGCTCCTGTAACTATTGGTACTATCTTTATTTCTTGATTACCTACAGGAATATCTAATTCTTTATCACTTATTTCGTAATTTCCAACTTTTATACAATAATTTTGCTCGACCACATGAGATTCTAAGTTAGGAAAATTCGCTACAAGAAATTTAAAAGCTTCTATTGGTGATCTTACTTCTGCTTCAAAAGTACGCTCTCCTAAAAAACGAGCGAGTCTCCCGTAAACTTTGATTTTACTGAGCATAGCGATACCTCTTCTTTGTCCATTGTATATACTTTCGGTCATAAGTTTCTCTGCAACTAAGTCTTTTCACACAATGTTGAAGGATAGTTTGATCTCCTATGTATAAAGCAACGTGATCCAAACTGCCCATACCTGTATCCATTAAAAGAACATCTCCTTTCTGTAAATCTAACGTATCATCCATTTCTTCAAAACCAGTAAGAGGTAATCCATATTCAAACAAAGGTGATTTAGTAAATTCTTCAGGACTTTTAGGTCGATCCCAGTGCTTTAATTTTATATTTTGCTTTTCTTCGTACCAGTCATGCACTAGATTCCAACAATCTTGAACACCCCATACCCATTGTCTACCAATTAATCCTTTTTTATAGCCAGAAGGTTCAAAATAATACCATTCCTTTGTTTCTGGAGTAACAATATAAAAAGGTAAATCTAAATACTCACAACTTGCAAGATCAGCTTGACTAGGTGTTGGAGGACTATTTGGATGGCTGTGAAAAACACCTATAATTTCACCTTTATCTTCAATTTCGATCCAGTTATCAGGATCTAAAATAAACTGATCTGTCAATTCTTCAGCAAGGTTTTTACAGGGAAAATACTTTTCCTTTCCTTTATAAACAGCTATTAATCCGCAAGCTTCATATGGTGTCTCTTTTTCTGCATGATTGAGTGCGTCATTTTTCCAACTCATGCTACAAAAGCTCCTATTCCAGGGAAAATATCTCTAGTCGCTATCCGTTTCGGTAATTTTACATTTACTAA